GTATAGTCTGGGTGCCCGACCGTAGGTGGGCGTGGGAAGTCGTTGAAGAATGTAACGATTTTCCCTCTGGTACAAACGATGACTTGGTAGACGCGACTACGCTGGCCCTTCTTCGCTTCAGGCAAGGCGGGTTTATTAGGCTCCCATCAGACGAGCCAGAACCAGTGAAATGGTTTAAAAGCGGCAGGCGCGAAGCTTATTACTAGGAGAATTTAAATGGCTGTCGATAAAAGCGTGATGCAAGCGCCGCTCGGTATGGAGGCTCTTGCTGCAAACGAAGCACCGATTGAGATTGAAATTGAAGATCCTGAAAGCGTCGCTATCGGCGTAGATGGCGTTGTCGTTGAGTTAATGAAGCGTGAGCCTCGCGCCGAGGACTTTGATGCCAACCTCGCTGAGTACATGGGCGAGAACGAGTTGCAGAGTCTGGCGAGTGAGTTGATTGCCGATTATGAGCAAGACCTTTCCTCCCGCAAAGATTGGCTAGATACCTACGTTAAAGGTCTAAAGATTCTGGGTATCCGGTACGAGGAAAGAACTGAGCCGTGGCCGGGTGCGTGTGGTGTGTTTCACCCGCTCCTAATGGAGTCGGCAGTCAAGTTCCAGTCTGAGACGATTATGGAGACCTTCCCCGCGATGGGGCCGGTCAAGGCCAAGATTATTGGCAAAGAAACTCCTGAGAAAAAAGATGCTTCGATTCGTGTCACAGATGACATGAATTACCAACTGACCGAGGTGATGAAGGAGTACCGCCCAGAACATGAGCGGATGTTGCTCAGCATGGCCCTCGCGGGTAATGCCTTTAAGAAGGTGTATTTTGATCCATCACTTGATCGCCAGACGGCGGTCTATATCCCCGCCGAAGATATCGTGGTGCCATATGGGGCGGCAAATCTAGAGACGGCAGAGCGTGTTACGCATCGCATGCGTAAAACGAAGAATGAGCTAATCAAGTTACAGTACGCTGGGTTCTATCGGGATGTGGATCTGGGCGACCCGATTCGCACGATGGATGAGGTGGAGAAGCAAAAGGCTGAAGATCAAGGCTTCAGCGCATCGATGGACAATCGGTTCCAGCTTCTGGAGATGCATGTCAATTATGATTTGCCGGGATACCCCGATGTCGATAAAGATAACAACGAGACAGGCATTGCGCTGCCTTATGTCATAACAATCGAGAAAGGTACGGGGACGGTTTTAGCGATCAGGAGGAATTGGCGTGAGGACGACAAACTCAAGACGAAGCGGCAGCACTTCGTTCACTATGGGTACATACCGGGATTTGGATTTTACTACTTCGGCCTTATTCACCTTATCGGGGGACACAGTAAGGCTGCAACGTCGCTGCTTCGCCAACTTGTCGATGCAGGAACCCTTTCAAACCTCCCCGGAGGACTCAAGACTAGAGGACTCAGAATTAAGGGAGACGATACTCCAGTATCGCCGGGAGAGTTCCGAGACGTAGACGTACCGTCTGGTGCGATTCGCGACAACATTCTGCCGCTGCCATATAAGGAGCCGAGCCAGACCCTCTCTGTATTGATGGATAAAATCATTGAGGAAGGCCGCAGATTTGCTGCGGTGTCTGACCTCAAGATCTCGGACATGTCCGCGCAAGCTCCGGTCGGTACGACGCTGGCCGTGTTGGAGCGTGTGCTGAAGGTGATGACGGCGGTGCAGGCTCGCGTGTACTACGCGATGAAGCAGGAGTTTAAGCTCCTTGCAGGCATCATCCGTGACAACACACCAGATGAATATACTTACGAGCCGGAAGTTGGCAATCGTAAGGCCAAGAAGAAAGACTACGATGATGTCGATGTCATCCCAGTCTCTGACCCCAACGCGGCTACGATGTCGCAGAAGGTTGTGCAGTATCAGGCTGTATTTCAGCTTGCACAGTCAGCCCCGCAGCTTTACGACCTACCTTATCTACATCGACAGATGCTAGAGGTTCTGGGCGTTAAGAACGCTGCGCGTATCGTGCCAATGCCGGACGATCAGAAGCCGACTGACCCCATCACTGAGAATATGAATATATTGATGAGCAAGCCTGTGAAGGCATTCATCGAACAGGATCACGAGGCGCATCTGCAAGTTCACATGGCTGCGATGCAAGATCCGAAACTTATGCAGGTCGTGGGCCAGAATCCGCAGGCACAGAGTATTATGGGCGCTGCACAGGCGCACATCATGGAGCATGTGGCGTTCCAGTACCGCAAGGAAATCGAGAAACAGTTGGGTGCCAATCTTCCTCCAGTACCAAAGGAAGACGAAGATCCGCCAAAGATGTCTCCAGAAGTGGCAGCGCAGGTTGCCCAGCTTGCCGCCGCAGCCGCAGCCCAGCTTCTTCAGAAAGACCAAGCCGAGGCTCAAGCGCAGCAGGCCGCACAACAGGCGCAAGATCCGCTCATCCAGATGCAGCAGATGGAGCTTCAGCTTCGTGCCAAAGAGCTTGAACTCAAGGCGCAGAAGATGCAGCAGGATATGCAGTTGGAGGCACAGAAGGTTCAGCAGAGTACGCAGCTACAGTCTCAACAATTGGTTGTCGAAGCCGCTATGAAGGCAGACGAGTTGAAGCTTCGTGAGATGGAGATTCGTACGAATCAAGAACTCGCAGGCGCAAGACTTGGCGTTGATGTGGCAAAGGAGCGCAGGCTCGCAGAGCAGCATGAACGTGAGTCATCCGAGCGCATGGAGCTTGAAGGAGCAAAGCTTGGGATAAGCGTCGCTCGTGATCAATATATGGCGTCACAACAGCGCCAACAACCTGATAAGAAACCACCCAAAGGCAAAGGTAAATAATGGCCTACAACACACCACTCGAATATCTCGACGCTAAGTTTGAAGAAGAGCGTCGGTTGATAACCGAGACACTAATTCAAGGCAAGTTAGACGAGCCTGAATACAAGAGGTTATGCGGCGTTCTGCAAGGTCTGGAACTCGCTAAAAACCACATCAAAGACCTGTCGAAGCGTATGGAGCAAGACGATGAGTAACATCGACGTTGAGAAGACACAGGAGGAGGCTGCTAAAGCCAAACTCCTGCCGGAGCCACGGGGCTACCGGATTCTATGTGCAGTCCCGCATGTAGAAGAAGAGTTTGAAAGCGGCCTTGTAAAAGCCGAAGACACCAAGCGAATTGAGGAACAGACCACTGTAGTGCTGTTCGTTATTAAGTTGGGTGATCTTTGCTACCAAGATAAAGATCGGTTTCCTACTGGCCCGTGGTGCAAAGAAGGCGATTTTGTTTTGACTCGTCCTTATTCAGGCACCCGCGTGGTTATCCACGGTCGGGAGTTCCGCATCATTAACGACGACACGGTAGAAGCGGTGGTTGAAGACCCCCGTGGAATCCGACGAGCATAAGGAGTAATTATCATGGCTGAACGAGAAGAATTTAAATTTCCAGACGAGATCGATGAGAAGACTGAAAAAAGTGCAGAGTCTGAATCTAACTCGATGGATATTGAAGTTATAGACGATACGCCAACAGCGGATCGTGACCGGCCTCCCATGCCCAAGGAGGTCGTGGAGAACCTTGATAATGACCCGCTGGACGAATACAGCGAAAAGGTTAAGCAGAAGCTGATCCAAGCCAAGCGTGTTTATCACGATGAGAGGCGCGCGAAGGAAGCAGCAGCCCGTGAGAAGGAAGAGGCGCTCCGTTTTGCACAGGCGCAAATGGAGGAAAATCGTCAATTAAAACAACGACTTGGCGTTGGAGAGCGAGTTTTTGCTCAAGAGATTACCAAGGCGGCTAATACTGAACTGACCTCTGCGAAGGAGAAGCTCCGTAATGCCTATGAGTCAGGAGATGCACAGGCGATTGCTGAAGCACAGGAGGCTTTGACGGACGCCAAACTTCGCCTGCGTGAGGTAGAAAGATTTAAGCCGTCTTTACAAGACTCTGAAATAGGAGTAAACAATCAAGACAAGCAGGTTCAAACTGCACCGCAACAGTATTCAGCCCCGCCAGTTGACCCAAAGGCAGAGGCTTGGAGGCAAAAGAATACGTGGTTCGGTACAGACGAGGAGATGACCGCCCTCGCACTTGGACTGCACGAAAAATTGGTCCGTGCGAAAGTCGATCCGCGTAGTGACGATTACTATCAGCAGATTGACCAAACCATGCGTAGGCGCTTCCCCGAGTATTTCGAGGAAGAAGCTGATCAAACGCAGAACGCGGCTCCTGAAAAAGAGAAGCCGGTCCAGCGTACAAAAGCAGCCAATGTAGTTGCCCCAGCGACACGGTCAACCGCACCACGGCAGATTCGTCTGACGACAACACAAGTTGCTTTGGCTAAGAGACTTGGTCTAAGCAATGAACAATATGCCCGTGAATTAATGAAACTGGAGAACAACAATGGTTGAAAATAGATTGGCGCGTGAACTTGAAAACCGAGAAGGCACGAAGCGCAAACAACAATGGACCCCGCCTCAGACGCTCCCCGAGCCGGAGCCACAGGATGGTTGGGTGTTCCGCTGGGTTCGCACCAGCATTATGGGGCAGGCAGATCCCTCTAATACGTCTGCAAAGTTTCGGGAAGGTTGGGAGCCTGTAAAGGCCGAAGACCAGCCCAAGCTGATGATGCAAGCCGATCCGAATTCCCGATTTAAGGGAAATATCGAAATCGGTGGGTTGTTGCTCTGCAAAGCTCCGGCTGACCTGATGAAGCAACGTGAAGATTATTACACGAAGCAAGCACAGGCCCAGTTGCAGTCCGTAGACAACAACTTTATGAGGCTGAACGACGAGCGTATGCCGCTCTTTAGCGAGAGAAAGACAACGGTCTCGTTTGGCAAGGGCAAATAACTTATTTTGGAGTGACTAATGGCATATCCTACTGTTGACAAGCCGTATGGCTTGAAGCCGATCAATCTGATCGGCGGGCAGGTGTTTGCCGGTTCGACTCGTCAGCGTCGTATCGATTCTGGTGCTTCTAGCATCGGTTTCGGTGACCCGGTGAAGTTCGCATCGGATGGCACCATTGTTGTCTGCACGGAAACGACGACTCCCCCTGCCGCTGGCTTTGCTGGCGTGTTCTTGGGTTGCACGTTCGTGTCCTCTGTGACGGGTCAGCCGACCTACTCGCAGCAGTGGACTTCGGGTACTTCGGTCAAGTCGGGCACGTACATTCTTGCGTACGTGGCTGATGATCCGAACACCCTGTTCAAGGCTGTTGGCGTAACGGCTTCGCTCGTTGTTTCGACCACGAGTGGTTTTGTGTATAGCGATATCGGTACTAACGTCGCGTTGGTTGCCAATACGCTGAATACGACCACGGGCGATTCGCAGCAGGGTCTTGAGGTTGGCAGTGTTGCCACCACTCGCTCACTGCCGATCCGCATCGTCGATGTGGTTGAAGACACGGCGTTTGTTTCGAGCGGAACTACCTACTATCCCGAAGTTATCGTGAAGTTCAATGCACCGTATATCACGAGCAACTCCT